CCTCATGCACGTTGGGCATCTCTACGAGCGACGCCTCGCCGCTGACAATGTGGCATCAAACGAAGTGCCATTTGGCGTCAAGGCCCTGCTCGACTCGCAGAAGTGGGGCCAGTACCGATGATCCGTCCCGGTGAGTTGCGAGAGCGAGTGACGATCCAGACTCCTGTTCGGGCTACCAACAGTCTCGGCGAAACGACGATCACTTGGCAGGATGGATCAACGATCTGGGCGAGCGTAAACGGCGTGTCATCAAAGGAAGCACTGGAGTTCGGGCAGCAATCAGTCAGCGTGTCGCATCGGCTTCGGTTTCGCTATGTCGATGGGTTGACGCATCAAGATCGTTTCGTCTGGAGAAGCCGCATCCTCGACATTGTGAGTCTTCTTGAGTACGCAAATCGCAGCGAACACGTTGCTCTTTGTGAGGAGCAAGTCTGATGGCAAAGTTTGCGGAAGGCACGACGGTTGAGTTGCCAAACTATCGCATCCTGATGAGCGAACTTGAGAAACTTACGACCGACAAAAAGTTGATTGCCAGAAAGATGGGCACGGCGATGAGGTACGCCACCAAGCCATCATATCAGGCCTTCGTAGGAAACCTCAGCAAAGTCGGAGAGAAGACGGGCAATCTCAAGCGAGCCGCACAGATCAAAGTCAAGTCTTACTCTCAATCGGGGAATGCAGTTGCACTCGTTGGTTATGTTCGCCCCGGAAGCGACGCCAGCAAGAAAAAAGGCAAAGGTAGGGACAGGGCGTACCATCAAGGATTCCTTGAGTTCGGCACGAAGGAGCGACACATCAAGGGACCGATTGCGTCCTCTTACCGATCAGGCATCTTTTCAATCGCGAAGGTTGGCGGCTCACTGAAGACGACTAACTACCCTCGCTCATTCTTTAAACGTGGGCCAGCAACTCAAGCGTTGTCCGTAGGCAGGATGCCAGTTGGCGGCAGGTTTGGGAGACCTCCGCTCAAGGATGCTTTTGACAAGACGAAAGGGCAGATCAATCAACGGCTTGCTGACAGGACTCAGAAAACAGTGGACAGCCTGCTCAAATCCCTGAAGAAAGCCGAGAGCAAATGATCCTGAAGTCACCGGAAACAGTGATCTGGAATGCGGTGATCAGCGACGCAAGCGTGACATCGCTCGTCGGGCATCGCGTGTATCCGCAACTTGCACCATCCGTTGATGAGTTGCCATTCATCACTTGGCGTCGCACGAGCATTTCGCGAGAACAAACACTCGGTCTGCCGATGGGTGTGCCTCGCGTTTCCGTTGACTATCTGATTTTTGCCGAGACGTACATTGAGGTAAGGCAGGTCGCGGACGCGGTGCGAGTGGTTCTGGATGGGTTTGGAGGCAGTTACGAAAATACAACAGTGAAGCATGTGAGCCTGGAATCTGAGAGCGACGACATCGTGTCGCTGGATGGCTCTGAGGTTCCAAACGCCTACGCGATAACGCAGACCTACGACATCTTGTGGCAGGAGACTTGAAGACATGGCGACAACGCCTCACGATAGCCCTGGAACGTCATTTGTTTTCAGTGGCACGACGTTTACTGTGACGAATGTCACGATCAACTTCAGTGATGTCAGCGGCGAGACTGATCGCATCGACATCAGCCATCTCGGGCAGACGGCTGGTGAGACGATGTTGACTCAGAAGCGTCCGCTCATCGGCTCTGCTACTGGCGAGACGGGCAAGGAAGTGTCGTTTGATTACATCGGCACGACGCAACTCGCTGGCGGCAGCACAGGCTCTTACACGCTTGGCGGTGGTGTCTCGCTTTCAGGCAACGCCACAATCGTGTCAAGCAGCATCACGCTCGCCATTAATGATGTCATTCGGGGCAATGCTACCGTTCGGGTGTCCTGAGCCGTGGCAACCTACTCGACCGGCATCAGCGTGACATGGGACGGCGACCCGTTTGGCGAGGTGCAAGAACTCTCGTGGAACTACGGCGGCAGTCGCACTGGCAGATCAGAAGCGTGGACTGCCGAGCAAGGATCGGTCGCGGTTACTTGCCTAACGGCAGACGCAAGAACGACTGACATCTCTCAGTTTGGAACCCGCAAGCAACTTGTGATCAGTGGTGGCGGGGCGTCACTTTCAACGTATGCTATCTGGGAGTCAGTCGCGGTTGCTCCTGAGCGGAACGGAGTGACGCGATACACCGTATCCTTCCGCATCGTGGATAACTGAGCATGGCACTGAGCAAACAGCAGATTCTCGCAGCCGACGATATGGGCCTGAAAGAAGTTGAGGTGCCAGAGTGGGGCGGCAGCGTCTTCCTTCGCGTGATGACAGTCGGTGAGCGGGACTCATATGAAAACGATTGGATGGTGAACAAGAGCAAGGGCGTCGAGAACTTCCGCAGCAAGTTTCTTCAGAGAGTTCTCTGCGACGAGAAGGGCGAGTTGCTCTTCACTGCCTCAGAGATTGATCTGCTGGCTAAAAAGTCGGCTCGCGTCATCACTCGCATCTGGGAAGCGGCGATGAAGCACAACGCCCTGACCGATAACGACGTTGAGGAACTCGCAAAAAACTGAACCTGCGGCCAACGAGACTGTTTTTGTTTCGGCTGGCCGCACAACTCGGAATGACGGTGGCTGAGTTATGCGACAGGATGAGCAGCACGGAGTTGAGCGAATGGATGGCCGTCCATCGTTTCTTCATGCCGCTGCAAGACTCTTGGCATCAGACCGGGATCATGGCATCCGCGATGCTCGCACCGTATTCCGGCAAGTCGAAACCGCCGAAGCCTATCGACTTCGTACCGATCGAGAAGCCGCCACAGCACGAACTCCAGATGCAAGCAGCACTGGAGGAACTGCGACGACAACTGCGAGGTGAGTGATGGCAACGGTCCTCTCCCTTGCAATGAAAATCTCTGCGAACACCGCTGGCATTGCCAAGGGTGCAAAGGACACCGCGCAGAAGTTGGCGGGCATCAAGAAATCTGCCGATTCCGCTGCTTCATCGCTGAGGACGCTTGCGGCCATTGAAGTCGGAAAGGTCATTGTCGGAGGGCTTTCGGCAGTCGAAAATGCGATCAGCGGGTTCGTTGGGAACATAAGAACTTCAGTCGGCGAACTTACGAAACTTGCAGCGATCAGCAATACGAGCGTTGAAGAGTTCCAAGGGCTTGCGACTGCTGCGGCAAGTGTCGGCATCGAGCAAGACAAACTAGCAGACATCTTCAAGGATGTTGGCGATCGCGTTGGTGACTTCATCCAGACCGGCGGCGGGCCAATGGCCGACTTCTTTGAGAAGATCGCGCCGAAGGTTGGCGTGACCGCTGATCAGTTCCGAAACTTGTCCGGTCCTGACGCCTTGCAACTTTATGTGAGCAGCCTTGAGAAAGCAGGGTTATCTCAGGCTGAGATGACATTCTTCCTTGAGGCGATGTCATCTGATTTGACAGCGTTACAGCCGCTTCTCAAGAACGGAGGCGAAGGGTTCAACGAACTCGCTGACAGGGCCGATCGTCTCGGCATCATCTTGTCTGAAGATCAGACATCAGCCATCAAAGAAATGAACGGGGCTCTCGGGCTCGTACACAAGACCTTTGAGGGCATCATCGGTCAGGTCACGGCGAACCTTGCTCCGATCGTCACATCGATCACAGAGGAGTTCTTGTCCTTTGTTGAATCATTCCAAGGGTTCGGCGGCGAAGGTGGCAGCGGTATCGCGGATGCCCTGACCGAAGGGCTGCTCGACTTTGCTGAATACATGGCGAGCATCTTTGATGCTGCGATTGCGGAGTTCCTTTCATTCGGCGAAACGATGGCCGTCGTTGGCAGCATCTTTGAGTTCGTCGCAAACACTTTCACCGCAGTTGCCGAGACGCTAAGAGTTGTCTTCAACCTTTTCGAGATGGTTGGCAATGCGATCATGCTGGGGCTCGGCAAGATTCTTGAGGGTCTTGGCTCATGGGTCAGCAGCGATCTTGAGCAGGCTGGCAAAGACCTCGCGGCGTCGTCTTCTGCCGCGTTATCGCAAAACGCATCGGAGGCCGGTGACGCTGCCGCTCATGCCTTCAATGCTGCTCTCGGCGACAGGAACTTTGGTCGCGAGACTGAGGCGAGCGGCGGTATGTTCGGGCAAGCAGTCGCCGATGCACGCGCAAGGTTTGGAAGAGAAGGTGGCCCGCGAGGCATCACGACTCCGCAAGGCACTGACCCTGCCAAGGAAGTCGAAGACATCATGGCTCGCATCGACAAGGCGGTCATGAAGCAAAAGGAAGAAGAGGCAAAAGCCGAAGAGAAGCGGCTCGCCGACGTTGCGAAACTCAACGAGCAATATGCTCAGACCGCAGCAGACATTGAGCAAGAGCGTCTTGATTCGCTTGCGGCAAACACACAGAAAGCCCTTGAGGCATCCGACATTCGCAGCGGCGGCATCTCCAGTGTGATCGCGATGGCAACAGGGCGAGAAGACCCTGCCGTCGCAGAGGCGAGGAAGCAGGTTCGCAAACTCGACGAGATTCGCAACGAGATCAGAAACCTCGGCGGCACCGTTGAACTCGTGGGGGCTGCGTGATGGCTGTTCTATCGACGCGAGAACTTGTTGGCAGGACGTTCCAGCATCGCTTCGGTGAGTCGCCGACTGCTGAGATTCGTTACGCCTTGACGCTCGACGATCCAGCAACGTCGCATCAAGAGATGCTCAACGCCGTTGGCATCTTCCACGGCTCGTATCATCCCGAATACAACTACCTCCGCTGCACCGAGGGCAGCGTATCCGAGGGCGACCCTGATCCTTGGCACGCGACGATCTCGTATCGCTACGAGACACCGCTGCGAGGCAACCTTGAGTTTGAGCCAAATCCGCTCGCACGACCCGATGTCTGGTCGTTCTCAACCGGCGGGGCTCAGGTGCCAGCGTTGACCTACTACGAAGGCTCTGGCAACGGCAACCTGCAACCATTGGTCAACGGTGCTGGCGACTTCTTTGAAGGGCTGACGACCGAAGAAGCAGAAGTGCGGGCAAGCATCTCTGGCAACCGTGCGACGTTTCCTCTTGCCCTTGCTGCGGCAGTCACGAACGCCCTGAACAATGCTCCGTACCTTGGCGGTGCTGTTCACACATGGAAGTGCGCTGGCATCTCGGCGCAGCAGTCAACGGAAGTTGTCAATGAGATTGAACTGAACTTTTGGAGCGTG